TTTTGGGTGAGGCGTGAAAGATTAGCCAGCCTTGCATTTTGGCTATGCGTATCACCTGGTCTTGAAAGATGGCCTCTGACGCTTCAGTCATGGGTGGCACGGCGCAGTTGGCTTTCTAAAGTTCGGTTTTTTGCCATGAGCCTTTTGCATTCCTCAGACAGAATGCTGAGCTGCGTAACCATGTTGCCTACACAGTCACATTCAGGGTCATAGTTAGTTGTGGCTGTGCAATCTGGGTAATGCCAGGCACCGTTGAGGCCGTAGGGCATCATTTCTTGTTTGCCTGACCCAGTAGTAGCCCAGTCATGAACACGCTGAACACCATGATTACAAGGCCTAGAAACTCAGTCATTATCGACCTTCCACAATGCTGCAAGTTGAATTGTTAGTTCGTCAATGCGTGTTTGCATTAGCCCCACTTTTATTGACTCTTTATAGAGCATTTCCTGTAAAGATACGACCTTACGCAGTAGTTCGTTGCGTTCCATGATTACATCTGTTAGGTGGTCGCGCAATGTGCCGTTGTCGCTCAAAATGGCTCCTCGTAATTGACGATGTTGTTCATCTGAAACGCATACTCACGCCACCACTTCAATTCTTTGTTTAGACGCACAATTTCATCAGACATTGCCGTTGCGAGCTTCCCTTGTTCGGTTTCAATCTCATCGGCTGTAATTACAAGTCCTGCTTCAGTCCATTTGATCATCAGAAAGGCTCCTCCTCGGGCAGTGGGATTTCCTCGGGTTCATTGTTCATGAGGGCTTCAATGGCCTTGCTGATTTTGAACTTGTCCCACGATGCCAGGTCTAATGGTGGCAACTTGCCAGCCTCCTTGAGCAGTTTCTTATACAGCCACACCTGCTTATCGCTAGGTGCGTTCGCTGGGCGTTCCGTAGTGACACCATCGGAGCTGGTTGTCGTGATGCGCTGCACCTTCGACATCTCCTCGCGTGAGGGTCGTTTGTTGAGGTCTGAGCCTGCATAACCAGCATTTGCCAGTGCCCTGCCCACGGCACCTGTTTCACAGTTCTCGAGATGGCTGGTTTTGTTTATGTGTCCCTCGCCTCGGATTTCCTCAGCCCAACCGGTAGCAATCAAAACATCACCCTCAAATAGTGACGCGCTAAAGACAGCAGAGTTTTGTAGGTAGTGCACTAGATCGGTTAGCACTCGAGGTTGTACGCCACGCACGTGGCAATCTTTTAGCCATCTGTCAAGCCTGTGGGCTACTGGCTCGTAATCGTCAAGGTTGAACGCCATAATTAGCCATCTTTGCTATTTCAATTACACTAGGCAATAGTTGTATTACTTGATCATTGGTCAATGGTGCTTCATCAAGCATCAAAGCTTGCATGTCTAACAGTATTGACCAAACAATATCTAAAAGGTCAAAAGTTTTAGATACAACAATGCTTCCTCTATCAAAGTCCACCGGCATACACCCTTTCAAGACGAGCAATTTCTGTGCTCAAAGCACGAGCCTGGGCTTGCAATACATCAATGATTTCAAGCAGTTCGCACTGTCTGCAATCCATTTTGGGAAACCAGGTGCTGAGGCCGTGGTTGCATTTTTCGTGGTGCTGCATCTTTTTGTGATTGAGCGATGGGTGCATTATTGCAAATGCTTCCTCAATGTCCATGTCGGGTGTTCCTTTTCTAACGCTTACAGCGTCTTATTTTTGTAACTAATGGGTGTGTCGATTTGCAGAGGTCATCGTTTAGGCCGTTGCAGTTGTTCTTTATAGCACCCCAGCCGTAAAGCCCTACAGGCCAACGATAGCGCCCATTCTCGGTATGGCCTTTATAGGCAATCCGATCTACAGCTCGAGCTTGCTGGGCAAATGTGAGCAGGTGGGCTCGGCTAGCTGGTGTGTCGTTCCAGTTGTCCCAGGTGCCACGGTAAATGCCAAAGGCAGAAACATACGAGCGTGTTCTGTGCTGCGTATTGTTCCCTGTCTCACATTGGGCCAGTTTCACATACCAAGCTTTAGGCATGGGGTGGTTCCATTCCTCTTGCGCGTGGGCTGGTGTCGCTATGAGAGCTGTCGAGAGTAAAGCTGTGACCATAATTTTTCTAATCAATCCTCAAAAACCTCGGTAGGCAATCCCCACGTGCCCCAGGTTTCATACCTGGTGGCCACTTGGGCCTGCACGATCAGATTTGTTTCAGGGTCTATAAACACCTGTACTAGTAATTTCCTGTTTGCCGATACTAACGGTATGTAGGTGTAGACCTTTGGCTTTTGGCTCACCGGTGGTTCCACCAGATGAGCAGGGCACAGGTCATGCCTACGCCACAGGCAAAGCCAAAAAGGGCTGACCAGTAAAAGATTGCATCGGCGCTCATGACATGGCCTTTACAGCGTCTATGCCTTGCTGGGTGATTGCACACACAATGCCCTGAGAGCCACTTAGGAGCGCTCTACGCGCGCCTGTGTCCTGAATTAGTCCCAGTGTGCGCAAATCGCTGCAGCGCTTCCAGTAGCCCTTTATGTCATGACCGTCTAAAACGGCTCGAGCGCCTGCTTCCTCATCGGTCAGGCCAAGAGTGGCGTAAAAATACTGGCGTAGCAGGATTGCTCTGTGGCTTCCTACTCGTAACGGCTTGATTTGCCTGCTGGTTTCAGGGTCGGTGTCCCTGAATAGTGGTAGGTCTGTAAAAAGCATGTCGGTGCTCCCTCTGGTAGTTGGTTTTTTTACCATAGCAAAAACAAATTGCTATTGGTGGATACCTACGGTTTGGCTGGTTTTGGCAAGGCTCGCCACGCTGCCTCTAGGGCTTTAGCGTCTTTTGCCATGTCCATCTCAAGCTCGAAGTGCAACCAGGCACCACCTGTGCCGGCGCTTTCCTCAGCGTTGGCATAGACCTTTACGCCTTTGGTGCCTTCGCCACGTGAACAGCGATAGCCACGGCCAAACTCGCCGTATTTGTAGTCATGCAGCTCTACTAAACCGATTGCCTCGGAATGTTCGATTAGCCAATCCCACAGCTCTTTAGCGTCTGCACGACCTGCGCGTGTCGGTGGATACCCCACGTCACCAGCAACGCCGAGGCTGTGCACGCTCAAGGTTTTTTTGCCTCGCATGTTACGTACTACCCAGGTGCCCAGATTGGTAAATGATGGGTAGCGCCGTTTGCATAAATCCATAAACTTCTCGGTGCCTGGCAGTTTGCCTTTGCCTGGTTCGGTCACTGGATAGTAGGGGTATTTGCGTGTCATGGTGTTGGTGGGTCTTTTGGTTTGTCTTTGAGGCCGTTGCCTGCGAGTAATCCGATGAGGCCACCTGAAAGGGTAAGCAACATACTGCTGAGAATGTTGATTTGTTGAGCGTCTAGTTCAGCCATTTTTTCAGGCTGCGAAACAAATAGCAGTCCGTAGAGGATTGTAAATACTGAACCTACAAATGACAGTGTTAGTCCTACGGCCACAATCATGACAATGCGTGCTTTGATTTCTTCGTTGCTATGTCTGTTGTCTGGTTTCATTGGCATTTTGCTCCTAAGTTGTTTTCGACTTGTCCTAATACCGTTACTGCACTAAGGGCTTTGTTTTTGGTGCGTTCGCAGTTCACTCTTGCACGGTCAGAGCAGCTGCTGAGAGTGATGGCGAGCAGGCTAATCAGGGCTAGGCGTTTCATGCGCTAATTTCCATTAGCACCATTGTTGATACTGCGCTGCCTTCCTGCACAATTACTGCTGCAGTGTTGTTTGGGTTTGAAAATTGAGTTTTGTAGGTAGTTGCGCTAGTTGTCGCTGGAGTATCTAAGAAAGAAATAGAAGCTGCGCCACCGTTGCTGTCTGCTGTGTTTGTGTAAAGAAACAAGTCACCCGAAACTTTTGCAATGTTTGTTGCGCCTCGCATCAGCCTAATGTTCATACGGTTTTCACTGTTAGCGCTGTTTTTGAAACAACCATTTTGCGAAACCATGACTAGCACCTTGCTAGAGCTTGATTGAGGCGTGATAGAGGCTGTAAGGCTTGTGTCTGCAAATGTGCTGGTGTTGTTTGTGGTGGCTGTGCTGGTTGAGCCATAAACCACCTGTAACACACGAAACGACCCTCGCAGGTCATTGACATAGGCCGCAGTAAGCACATTGCCTGTGGTCTGCGATGCTGGAAGGTTAGTAGGTGTAGCCATGTTTAGTATCCTAATCTGTTGTAATCGAGCGTGCCGAAAGTCGTGTTATCAAGTATCAGGTAAGCGTTTAGATCAGCACCAGACACATAATAAGTGAACGATGCACCAGCAGGTGTGGCCGACATCGTGACACCCTCAATGATGCACTGGTAAGTGGTGCCACGAAAAGTGACGCCAACCTGCGTGCCGGGCGAATAAGCAAGATTATTAGAAGCACCAATTTTGTCTAACTGAAACGACGATTGCGCCTCAGCCATACAAGTAAAAGAACTAATAGCGAAACGCGAGGTGCCATAGTTAGCCAGCAAATAGTTCGCATAGTCCGTGGCTTGGCTTGTGCTGTTGTTTAGCGTGTTTGCCTGATAAGCCCTGTAAGGCACAGACGCTCCAGCCTTCGTAACTGTTGCAGCTCCAAAAGACTCAGGAGTAACCGTCACCTGTGTATAAAAGTTGTCGGCAAGGCTGTCAAAGTTGATCTGGTTATAAACCTGATTAGTGGCATTGTTAGCAACATCAGAAAAGTTCACGCTGTTTATGTTTGACGAAAAAGGCGAAATTACAGCAACAGACAGATAATCGTAGGTGTCCCAAATACGGCTGTTAGTCGATTGGCATACTCGATTTATCCAGTCACCCCAAGTGCTAGAAACAGTTGTCGCTGCAAGGCTTTGAGATGCTGAACCGTCAAAACTGAGCGTCAAACCTGTCTGTGTGCTGGCGTTAGTCATCTGAGTAGCAATAGAACCTGCAGCCATTGCGTAGTTGTTGCCTTGCATACGTCCAGCCACAGCAAAAGCACCCTCAAAAGTGACATTCAAATAGTCAGCCTGACCTACGCCACCTGTGTAGGGGATACCGTACTGAGCTGACACATTATCAATACGGCCTGACCAGATGGTGTAAGCCGTGCCGGTGGTGTTTTGTATTCTGATAATGGTTCCAGAAACTAAGTCTGTAATTGGTGATGCATAGCCATTTGGGTAGCGCATCAGAAACGAACCAGTGCTTGCTTTGATTTGATCTAACTGTGCCTGCCTGCCAAGGCTGAATTGTATGTTTTGCACATTGGTAAGAGCAGTCCATGATGCGCCGTTATTTGTGGTGTAACTGATTGTGTAGGACTGTAAAGGCATGGCTAAAAAATGTTGCTTACACGAATAGGTACAGAGCCGTTTTGCCTCATGTAGGTACGCAAAGCATTCACCACGCTTTGAGGGTCGCCACCGTTCACATTGATAGTCACACTGTTGCCACCCATCTGGCCCATGCGATCTAATGGGATTACAGCCTCGGGGCCTTTCTCACCAATCATGGCTAGGGTCGCGCTAGTGACGATGCCACCCTCAGCCAGCATTGGAATGTTAGGAACATCAAAACCCTTGCCACCGAGGCCAGGCACCCAAGACGGAACCTTAAACGACAACTTGCCAATGGTGTTATTCCAGAGGGTAGCAATTCCGTTGAAAATGCCTTTATAGAAGCCGAGCAGAGTCTCAAAGTAGCTCTTGATTACGCCAATGCTAGAAGTGACCACGGTATTGATGACACTAAAAATGCTGTCCACAATGTTGCGAAAGCCTTCGAACTTTTTGTAGGCAAGCACCAGGCCAGCTACTAAAGCAGCAATAGCAATAACCATAAGTGAGATGGGGTTTGCAGACATAACAAGGTTGAACGCTGCAGTAGCCACTGTGGCTGCGATGGTGTATGCAGCCTGCAGTTTCAGGTATGCGTTGTACGCGAGAATAATGCCGGCAAGAGTGCCGATAACGCCAGCTACTGCCAAAAATGCTGTGGTGTTTTCACTAGCAAATTGACCTAGTTTCTGCAGGTAAGGCAACACTGCATTTACAGCAGGCAAAAGTGCAGCGCCTATTGACTCTTTGGTTTCTTCGAGGCTGACACTGAGGCGTTTGAATTGTCCCTGGGCAGTGTTCGCAGCTGTCGTTGCTGCACCACCTGTGGCTGTGCCGATGGCGTACATAACGTCTTCAAAAGATGCACCGTCCTCGATCATCTGGCGATACTCGGGTGCCAACTTGGCTAGGGCTTTGAGGTTGCCACCGTAGGCCTTCTCTAAGGTTTTTGTGACTGAAGCCAGGGGCACGCCTTTTTGCGCTGCCAAGTCCATAGCAGCCGTAGCCAATTCTTGCGCATGGCTGACCGAGCCTGTAGCGCGAACAAGGCCAGCCAAAGCAGGGCGTAGCTCATCATCAGTTACGCCTAGCAACCTGCCCTGAGCAGAAATAAAATCCTCAACACCAGCCACCTGTGCATCGGTTGCGCCAGTGGTTGCTTTTAGTTGTCGTGACAATTCAGCCTGTGATGCAGCGTCCTCGATTGCTGCCTTAGTTGCGTCACCGAGGGCAACAGCTAAACCAGCCACAGCTGCAGCTGCAGGTAGCGCTGCCTTCTTGAGTGCAAAATTGGCTTTAGCGCCTACTGTCTCCAGGCTGTTGAACTCCTTGATGGCTTTGTCAATGCCTTTAGAGTTGAACTCTGAAACGATGGGAATGTAAACAGCCATTAGCCGAGTGTCCTGTTTACCTGGTTAAGTACTTGCTCAATGGCCTGCAAAATGTCTTGAGTGGCTTGGCCATAGATGTATTCACGCTCACGCCACATGCCACGCTGCGCAGGGCCGTAAGCATTGGTGAGGTACGCAGAGAATTGACCAGAGTCGCCACGCAAGCCTGCCATGTCAAAGATTGCACCGGCAGCATCTTTTTGTAGCAACGTCACAAGAGGCGATGAGCCACGCTGGCTACGGCCACCCACCTGAATGGTTACACCCTTGCGCACTTTCTTAGGGTCATACGAGAGGCGACCTGTGCCCTTCTTTGAGGGTGCCATACCTGATAGGGGTGGCTGTGCAGGGTAAGTCATAGAAACGCGACTAACCATCTCAGCACCACTGGCCTTGATCTGGTTCACAGCTTTGAACTTGGTTTTGCTGTCAATCTTTTGCAGTTCAGCCAGCGCTGCCTTCAGGCCGTAAATCTCGGTGCTTGCTGTAACGCTCATTTGGCCTTTTTCCTCTGCTCATTGATGATACTAATGCAGGTGTTCAGGTCGGGTACGTCAAACTCTATTTGTGGTGGCCACCAGCCACACTCGACTAGCAGTGTTGCTAGGGAATGTCGGTAGGTGCCACCTCGGTAGGGTTTGCGTCTGGTTGCTCAATCACCTCAAGATTGACCAGCTGCTTGATAAAGTCGTCAAGCATTAGAGGCACAGTCACTGCACCTTGCTGTTTGCTTGCCTCATGAGCCATGTACGCCAGGTCCTCAATACCGAGGCCACCATCTTGTATTTGGCTAATTTTGCGCTTGTATTTGCGCTCCCACATAACGATTGTGTAGAGGTTCGTGGTAACTGTGTAGTCACCCGAGCCGATGTTTACGAGCATGGTTAGTTGCATGTCGGGTCTGCTTTCTGTTTAGAAATTAGGGCGTGATGTCGCGTGCGAATGTTCCACCGGTGAAGGTTGCTTCAATCATTGACAGCTCACCGTATGAGCCTGTGATTGGTGTGAACGATGCAAGCATGGCGTTTGTGATGGTGTACTCAGGGTTAGTGGCAGACTCTGATGCGCCAGCAGGAGAAATGACTAGCACCGATGTGCCTGAGCCAACTGCAGCAAAAAGGGTTGCCTCGACAGATGATGCACCGTATGCAGCGTAAAGCGTGAGGGTCACTTCAACGGCCTGCAAGCCTTTTACAAAGACGTGGCCTGAGTCGCCAAAGCTGGTGGACTCAAGCGAGTCGTAGCCAACGGTCAGTGTGGCAGATGAGCAGAGCGCTGTTAGATCAACAATGGAGCCACCTGTAGCAGGGTTGAGGGTCACTGTTGGGTTTGTGAGATAGGTGGTAGTGCTGGTGGCCATTTTCAGTCCTTTGGTGTTAGGTGTTGTCGGCCACCAGTGATGCTTTTATTATGTCAGATTTTAGTAGGGCAGGTGAGCATTATAGGTATGCAGCCTGCAAAGAGATTTGTAGATCATAGGCAGGGAACTCTTGCCCACCGATACTGGCTAAACCTGGCCTGCCATCGGTTACTGCCACGTTCTTATCAAGTAGTGCAGCTGCGATTGCCAGCAACGGCCTGAGCGTGTCTAGGTTGCCTGGGCCTATGCCGATGACGCGCACAGGAAAACGCATCGTGACGATTTTGTTGTTGAAAGCCTCAAAGGTTGGGGCATCAATAAAACAGCAGTTGCTGTTGAGGTTTCGAGGGTCTGTCACTACGCGCAAGCCACTAATCGTGGCAAGGGTGGTGGCTAGGTCGTCTATAGCCTCGTTGAACAGGTCGGTGTAAGCCATTACGCAACAGCAGGCCTATCAATACCTAGCAACTGTTTGACCATTGGTGTAAACGCATTGGTCGTGATTGCTTGGCCCATAGCGTCAAAGCTTGCAAATTGATCGATGCTTCCACGCTGACGAAAATAAGCGCCAGCCAACATAATTGTGCCGAGCGTGCAATCGCCAGATGGGCTAGTCGCTAGCGCATCGTAATACCCTGCTTCTTGTCTGCGCCGATAGGCGACCTGATTACCGGCAGAAACACACTGTGCAAGAAAGGTTGTCTCATCAGCACTTGGGCTGGTAAGGCCAAGCCATAACTGCACTTGTGCGCTAGTCACCCACGTGCAGGTTTGCGTGTATGTCAAAGTGCCAAATGGTATTGCTGCAGAGCGTTCTAGATCATCGTCAGCGTCATAAAACATAACCTGGTTAGGTATCGGTACATCAGGGTTTAGTAGCAGATCACCTTCAGAGTCTGTACCTGTGTACAGGTACTGAGGCAATGCGTAAACAGTGTGTGTGCCGTTGAGGCTGTGCCCTAAACCAGTGAGGGTGATGGATTCACCAATGGCAATGTCGGTTGCCTCAAGTGTTTGCACAACAGCGTAATCATTTAGACGCTGATGAAAGATGACGCTATACACAGCCATGATTGGCTATTGCCTTTCGGACTAACCGATTGCGATGCTTTGAATAAAGCTTGATTTTGCCACGAATGTTGCGAAGTACTGGTGAATACTGAGCGTACGGCCCAAAGTAGATGGGTTTTCGAAACTCTGCAGTTGAGCGCCTGACTCGTAAATTTCAAAGCCTGGTGCGTACACAACAAGCATGGTTTGTGCAGCAAAGTTGTTATCAACAACAACATTCAAGCCGAGCACATTCATGCTGGTGTACTGCAAACCTGAAACATTACCAATCGAGTTGGTGGTCATCATGCCGTTTGCGTTGTAACCAAAGACAGGACGCTTGTCTGCGTCAGTCTGACGGCCCAAGTAATCCCAAACATCTGGTGAAACGCAAAGGTGAGTTGGGAAGAAGTTTGAATCTTCTGCAATCTCACGCGCTGCATCGTACAGAGCTGTGAATAATCCTGTTGGATCTCCAGCAGTGATAGTCCATGTTGAACCTGATGCTGTTTTACCAGCAACAAGTGCATCAGCTGCGATGTCGTCCGTTTTGATCATGACCTGACCGGCGAGGTCATTCAATACAAGCTGCAATGCTGCAGGGTCTGTGAAGTCAATGTCTTGCTGTGAAAGCGTGACCTGGCCAGCGACAGTTTGCTTGGTAACTGTGTTTGACGCAATGACCATTGTGGTGGCTGATACTGCATCAAGCTGGTTGCTCTGTACTGCAGCACTGGTGTGAGTTGTGATCGTTGGGCGAATGAACTGGCGTGATGGTGTTGCTGGCATTGCGCGAGCGCCAAATGCTGTGACCACAGGACGCACGAAGTTCAGATCCTGGAAGAGAGTCCCGAGCACGTTGAGGTTCAAGAGGCCCGGCGTGTCGCCTGTGACGATGTCGCCAGCTGCAGCCTGCAATGCAGTTTGGTTACGGCGTTGTGCTTGCTTGAAAGCGTCATTTACTTTGGCGTAGGTGTCGCCACCGATGTGGTATGCAGCGAGCACTTCTGATGCTGATGGCATAGCAAACTCGCGCTTAGGCTGAGCAAAAACTGTAGATGCTTCGATTACTTCTGGGGCTGGTGTTTCTGACACTGGGTTCTCCTGTGGCTCTAGGGGTTCAGGAGTGTCGGCTTCCTCATTTGTATTATCGCTCATTTCCTCATCTGATGTGGGGATACTTGCTGCTACATCTGTGATGGTAGCACCTGCAAAGGCTGGCTGTGGCACTAATGATAGCTCTAACCAGTTCGCTGCAGTTACGATCATCACGCCGTTTTGGTCAATCTCAAACTCGGTTGGATTTACGCCAACGCTCACTGAGTCGAGCACGCCATCGGCTGCTAAAACAAGGGCCTCATCACCTAACGCTGTGGTGCTGATTTTTGCTGTAAACAGCATGCCATCTGGGGTGTCCTCGCGTGCCGTGACAATGCCAATGGCCTGGGTGCTGTCGTGGTACATGTACAGCTTTGGGTTTTTGCCATCTACAGGTAGTGAGCCTGGGGCAAACATAACTTCGGTGCCGTCATTGACTGTGGCCACGACATTGTAGGGCGCTGCAATACCGGTGATGGTTCTGCGTGGGGTGCCATCGGCTGCTGCTGCATCGATGCTTATTGCTGTGGCGTTGAACCTGATCATGCTAATTCCTCTTGGGTGTTTTCTTGGGGCATGTCGGGGCTGTCAATTTTATCGGCTGCGTAATTCTCAACGAGGTACTCATCTGCATCAAACTTTACATAAGTTCCTCGAGGTAGCACGTTGTTTTGGCTAAGTGTTGCTGCGATGCAATCGGCGTAGGCCTTTACGCCAAAGATGTAAAGGTCTGCTCGGGCCTGCTCCGAGGATTGATACGAGTAGGAGCCTGTGCTTACGCCTACCAAATAGGGGGGCACATTTGTGAGGCGTGCACATTCGAGAGCTTGGTAGTTGGCTGCATCGATTAG